TCAAGAACTACATATGCAGATTTATTTGATGTAATTTCTACAACTTATGGAGCTGGTGATGGTTCTACTACTTTTAATGTACCAGATTTACAAGGTAAATTTCCTCAAGGTAAAGACGGTAGTAATAATTTAGCAGGTACAGGCGGTGCTAATACAGTTACAGTAGCTGTTACAAATAACCAAGCTGCAACAAATGCAACAAACCAATCTGTAACTATTACTGGTAGTATTAGTAACACTTCTTTAACTGAAGCTCAGTTAGGTTCACACGATCACGTAATTCGTCTATACAACGGACTTGGAGATCCTGGTCAAGGTGCAGCAAGGGGACAAAGTTTGAACCCAGTATCATCAGGTTCAACTGTAAACGCAGGTTCAGGCACAGGTCACAATCACTCTCATACATTGTCTGGAACTTTAACAGGTAATATTACAACAACTTTAACTGGGGATGTAACTGCATCAGGTACAAATTCGTTTTCACCTTTTGTAGTTGTTCAGTACATTATTAAACACTAGGAGATATTTATGGCTACTGAAATTGTAATCGCAAACAAGGAGCATATTTTTATAGATAATAATTTTCGTATTGCGTGGGCTGATAAAGGTAATGCTTGGCAAGATGGTTGGTGCCCAGATACAATTCACTACGTAATTTGGAATAATTTAAGTGGTCAAAACGAAATTCAGAACAAAGATGCATCAACAGGTATGATGACTGGTAACACAAGTTTAAATGCTACGAGTGACGCTGTTGGATCTACTACAGTTGCTGCTTTACTTACATGGGCAGAAACTAGAAAAGGACAAATAGAAACTGCTCAAGCTGCTTTCAATACTGCTTATACTAGCGCAACAACAAGTTGGGTTAATGATGGAAATTCAATGGACGATTGGTCTAGTGATAATTCTAGCACAGCAAGTTATTGGGATTGGTCAAGAACTTGGACATATTACGATTCTAATTATTAGTAAATTACGCCTCTAAACTGTAAAACTTTTCTTTTTTTTGGACCTGTAACGGCACAAACTTTGTGAGGTACTTTATTTTTTATTGTTACCATTGAGTTTGTTACGGGGCTTACGCACAAAGGTAAACCTCTACCTGTATCTATCAGTGTTTCTCCACCCCAATTTTTGTTCCATTCTTTGTGAATATATAAGGAATGATTCAGTGGCCATGTGTCATCATCATGCCAATTTATTCCAGCATATTTATCATACTCGTAATAAGATAAAACTAACCATGATTTCTTTTTAAACGGTATCCATTCACAATTTATAATTTCATCTAAAACTTCTTTAAATATTTTA